CAGAAAACTGGATTGACCAATTGACTGTAAAACAGTTTAATGAAGAACTAAAAGATGTATTTCCTTACATTTACAACCTAGTAAGCGAAACTACAAAAACAAAAGAATTGCATTTCGAAGATATTATTTCAGAGCAGGCAAAAGACTATGTTGAATATGAGGTACAACCAGGCGATACATTAACAGCTATTGTGCAAAGTATGAACGACGAAGGCATAGAAACAACAGTTGATCAGATTATGATTGATAACAGATCAGTAGTTGATTCTAAAGGCAATGTTAATGCCGGTACAGTCCTTAGAATTAGAGAACCAGTACAAATTGGTGCAAGTCCTACAACACCAGGCGCAACTAGAGGCATTGATCCTGCACAAAATTACAGTGCAGCAGACTTAGCAAGACTAACAGGACAACCAGGATACAGTGAAGCAATTGATAGAGCTATTGATAGTTTAATGGGCCAATTTGCTGATAAACTAGATGAAGCAAATTCAGGCAAAAGAATTGATCGCAACGGCGACGGCAAAAACGATTGGGAAGATGTTAAACTTGCACGTATGGCAGCCGCAGCCGCAGCAAACAACGACGACGATGAAGAAGAAGAGTCAAAAATACCACTAGGCGAATTTATACTTTCATATTTTGATAGAGAAACTGGCCAGTTTCCAAAAGGTCCAACTGCCGTACTTACTATGGTAGAAAAAGAATACGGAGAACGTTTTGTAAGGCCAGCACAAAAGTTCATAGAACGCATCGACGCAAAGGTCGCAGAAGTAATGGGCTACAGAGAGGCAGATAATTTTAATTTAGAAGAAGCAGGCGAGGAATTAGGTAATTTAATCAAAACAGGTGTTTCCGGTGCCTACAAATACATTGAAAAAACAATTAGAGATTTTGAAGTTCTACTACAACAAAATCCTAATCATCCTAAAGCACAGCAATACAGACAGGAGTTGGATCAGTTGAAAACAATGTTAGCAAATGCTCAAATGCAGATGGGTGAAAGTCTTTTCAAAAAAGCAAAAATACTAGAAGCAAAACAAGAGATTTATAGAATAAAACAATTAGCAGAAGCGGCAACAGCAGCAGATGCAAATGCTCTTACACAGGCAGTCAGAGATTTCCAAACAGCAGCAGGATTGGAAGCAGATGGTGTTGTTGGTCCTGAAACCAAAGAAGCACACAGGGCAGCAATGGCTAACAGCACAGCAGCAATTGACAATAGAATGGATGCAGATGCAGCAGCAACAAGAGATCCAAATAGTCCACAAGCAGCAGGAGATGCACCGGCAGCACCTGCTCAAGGACAACAAGGTGCCGCACCTGCACCTACTGCAAGAACAGCAGGACAAGGTCAGTTTGAAAGATCAGTTCAAGTAGGCGGACAAGTGTATGCTAACGATGCAGATGCTATTTCAGCACTGATGGGTAAAGGCGCAAGAACACAAGAAGAAGAAACGTGGCTAACAGGTAAGGCAAGAGAATATGGTTTCTATGGTAACCAAGCTGCACTACCAGGTATATTGGATAGAATAAGACAGGGTGCAGCAGCACAAGATGCAGCTGATGATGCAGCAGCAGTAGATGGTGATCCGGCAACAGCACAGCCAAGAGCACAAGGCGCTGCTAATGCAAATTATCCAAGTATGGCAGCAGCAATGCAAAATGTTAACTATTGGGAACCGGGTGAACAGGTCACTATTGCTGGACAACCACATGTTAGAGATGTTGACGCACAAGGAAATAAAATATTCCGTCCTGTAAATCAACAAGGAGCAGCAGCACCAGCAGCAGCACCATTGCCCGGAAGCGGCGGTCCACGCACAAGAGGCGGACGTAGAGGCACAAGATAAAATAAAGTTAGCCGGTTTAAGATAATCGGCTAACTCTTTGAAAATTTTGTCAAAAAAACAGTTGACAAGATAAATAAACTTGTGTAGTATAAAGTTAATGTGCTACACACTTAAGGCACATAGAACATAGGCATTATATAAGGAGGCATAACTATGGCATCATTAGCAGAAATTAGAGCAAAGCTCAAAGAACAAGAAAATCGTACAAGCGGCAATACTAGCGGCGGTGGCGATAACGCAATTTACCCATTTTGGAATATGAAAGAAGGCGAGCAAGCAACGCTACGCTTTTTGCCTGATGGCGACGATTCAAACACTTTCTTCTGGAAAGAGCGTTTGATGATTAAACTTCCATTTGCTGGTGTAAAAGGCGAAACTGATTCACGTCCAGTACAAGTACAAGTTCCATGTATGGAAATGTATGGTGAATCTTGCCCAATCCTACAAGAGGTGCGTGGTTGGTTCAAAGATCCAAGTCTTGAAGACATGGGTCGTAAGTATTGGAAAAAGCGTTCTTACATCTTCCAAGGTTTTGTTGTAGATGATCCATTAAAAGAAGATGCGCAGCCAGAGAATCCTATTCGTAGATTCATCATTGGTCCACAAATCTTCCAACTAATTAAAGCAGCACTAATGGATCCAGATATGGAAGAACTACCAACAGATTATACTGCTGGTGTAGACTTCCGTCTTGCAAAAGGCTCAAAAGGTGGTTATGCTGATTACGGCGCAAGTAATTGGGCACGTAGAGAGCGTCCACTAGGTGATGCAGAGATGTCGGCAGTTAACACACACGGTTTGTTTAACTTGAATGATTTCCTTCCTAAAAAGCCAACTGAAGTAGAACTTAAAGTTCTTACTGAAATGTTTGAAGCAAGTGTAGATGGAGAAGCATATGATCCAGAACGTTGGAGCAATTACTTCCGTCCGGCAGGTATGGCAGCACGTACTGGTGATCCAAACACACAGAACAATACTCCAACACCGGCTCCACAACCAGCAGCAGCACCAGTACAAGAAACTGTAACTGACACTGGTTGGCAAGATCCGACACCTGCTCCAGCAGCACAACCTGAACCTACTCCTGCTCCAGCAGCAGAAGCAGCACCAGCAGACAATGGTGGTGGCGCTCAAGACATTCTTGCAATGATCCGAGCACGTCAAGGTCAGTAAAAACAATGCTGTAGGCTTGTTTTTTAACAAACAAGTCTACAGACTTTACGCTTTTTAGAATAGGAGATATATATGGCTACTAAGGCATTCGATCCTACTAAGTTTCGAAACTCATTAACAAAATCTATTAAAGGTATGAGTGCAGGCTTTAATGATCCACAAGATTGGATCAGTACAGGTAACTATGCACTAAATTATCTACTAAGTGGTGATTTCCGTAAAGGTATTCCACTAGGTAAAGTAAGCGTGTTTGCAGGCGAATCAGGTGCAGGCAAGTCTTACATTGTGTCTGGCAACATTGTAAAGTCAGCACAAGAACAAGGTATCTTTGTTGTACTAATTGACAGTGAAAATGCACTAGATCAAACTTGGCTAGAAGCATTAGGTGTTGATTGTGATGACAGCAAACTACTCAAACTAAACATGGCAATGATTGATGACGTTGCGAAAACTATTTCAACATTTATGGATGACTATCGCTCAATGAACGAAGAAGATCGTCCTAAGGTGTTGTTTGTAGTAGATTCGCTAGGTATGCTTATGTCGCCAACTGAAGTTAATCAGTTTGAAGCAGGTGATATGAAAGGTGACATGGGTCGTAAGGCTAAAGCACTGAAAGCACTTGTTACCAACTGTGTGAATATGTTTGGCAGTTACAATGTAGGTATGTGTGTTACTAACCACACTTACGCATCGCAGGATATGTTCGATCCAGATGATAAGATTAGTGGCGGCAGCGGCTTTGTTTATGCAAGTTCAATGGTTGTAGCAATGAAAAAACTAAAACTAAAAGAAGATGCAGACGGCAACAAAACTTCACAAGTGCATGGTATTAGAGCAGCGTGTAAAGTTATGAAAACACGTTATGCAAAACCTTTTGAAGCAGTGCAAGTGAAGATTCCATACGAAACAGGTATGGATCCATATTCAGGCATGTTTGATTTGTTAGAAGCAAAAGGCTTGCTTGAAAAACAAGGCAATCGCTACAAGTATACTGATAGCGAAGGAAATGAAACACTAGAATATCGTAAGAACTGGACAGGTGAACTACTCGAAATGATCATGGCCGATTTACCGGCAAAAGAGCAACAAATGGTAAATATCGACAACACAGTCGAAGAAACTGTGATTGATCATAACGAGGAGTTTGCTGAAGAATGAACGACGAGTTCTTTGCCGATATATGGATGTTATTCAAAGAATATTTCGACAAGAAACATATTGAATTAGCAGCAGAAAAATTTGTTGACACACTTATCGATTACGGAGTTGATGATACACGTTTACAAGATTTGCTAGGTACTGATAAGCACCTAGATGCTGCTATTCAATATTACTTGGAACTGGATAACGACTATAACGACGAATGGGATGACTAATGGGATGGTACAGCAAGGTAAGCCGCGATATAAGCGAAATACCAGCAGCTATACAATTTTTTGAGACAGAACTATTACAAGCTAAACAAGAATGTAAATTACATGGCAATGTTGAAAAACAAGCAAGTATGATGCCTGGTATAGTTGAACATAGATTTAACCAGTTACAAGAAATTGAAGCAATACTTGAATACTTAAATATTGAACTACGTAGATTACGTAGTTCATTTTTCAAAAAATATTTAGAAAACTATCAACGAGCTCTGTCAAGCCGTGACGTTGAAAAATACGTTGACGGTGAGGCAGACGTTGTTGACTATGAAAAGATTATCAACGAGTTTGCATTGTTACGCAACAAGTGGCTAGGAGTCTTAAAGGCATTGGACCAGAAGCAATGGCAGATAACTAATATAGTAAAGCTAAGGGTTGCTGGAATGGAAGATGCTACGTTATGAAAAAAGTTTTTGATTATTGGATGCCAGATAGTGACAATCATTTTGAACGTCTTATCAATAAAAGAGTTAACAACGGAGGGCCACCTGAATACCAAGATGATGTAAGAGATATGGCATACAAATATATCAAAGATTTTGATCTTGCTATAGATGTTGGTGCTAATGTTGGATTATGGGCAAAGCCATTAACAGAAAAATTTAACAAGGTTATAGCATTTGAACCTATGCCTCAAGTGTTAGAATGTTTAGAAAAAAATGTTCAAGACCTGCCAGTAGAAATACATCGTTATGCACTAGGCAATACAAATGGAAATGTTGAAATGCAATGGGATCCTGTTAATACAGGAAATAGTCATATTACTGAAGTAGGATCAGGTACTATAGAAATTAAAAAACTAGACGATTTGAATTTGCCTAAAT